GTCCCTGTTTCTCCGCTAAAAGCGTACTGTTTCTTAAGTAACTCTGTTAAATCTTGATCACTTAGTTGCATTGTCTTTTTAAGTACTAATGCTTCTTCTTTTTGTGCTTCATTCATTTTCATTGCAAGATTAGGAACGTCTTTAGATATTGAAACGATCATTTCTGTGTAAGCCTTAGCAGCTTCGTGACCATTCTTAAATATGGCTTCAAGAGGGTTGACGCCACCTAGTAAATCCGGATCATCTAGTAGTTTAATAGATGAATGAGCTCCTTCTGCTCCAGTCGCTAATCTAACTACATTTTCATAGCTATTTAAAAGACTTCCGGCAAAAGCACCCATAGGTTCTTTGCCTTCTAATGCTGCTAAAGAAACTCCTCCAATTTCGTCTCGAAGGAATTTAAACTCTGGCCTTAGGTTTTCCATTTCTTTTTGAGCAGACCCTAAAACTTTAATAGATGTTTGTAACGTTTCATTGATAATTCCACCAGCAATACCTAAAGTTGCTGTACCAATATTTGAATACTCTTTTGCTGTTTCTATTGCTGATACATATCCAGGCTTTTCATTCGAAGCTGCAACATCAATATCAGAACTGTCATCCACTTCTGATAAGTCATTTGTGTTATTTCTGCCTCCGCCGCCTCCGCCGCCTCCGCCTCCGCCAACAGTACTTCTTCCTGCAAAAATTGCTGAGACTTGAGGATCCTTCATTGCGTCAATAAACGCTTGTTTTAATTCATCAGGTGTCATATTTGTTTGCTCACATTATATGTATTTAATTATCTACTTTTTTAATTTTTTAAATACATTCTTTTCAAAGGATTCAAACTTGCTCATGTCATAGCTTTTTTCTTTATTAGAAGATTCCCTTGCTTGATTATTTCTTTCTTCAAAGTCGCGAACAAGTCTTTTTAAAAACCAACGCCTGTATTTAATGGGTAGGTTTTGTACCTCTGAGTATGACATGTTGAGGTGTTTCTGGAGCAGATAAAATTCTTCTAGAATGTTTTCGCGCCAGCTATGTAGTGGGCCAAAAAAACTCTGAGTTAATTGGTAACACTATATCATGATGAGTGTCGCAACTTTGACATGAGTACTCCCACTTCATATCAATTCCAGGCTCGTTTTCTTTAAACGCTAACCTAAACTTTCTACTATCTAATGCTGGCATATTTAAAATAAAATGCTTAATTTTTAATCGATCGGTTTCGCCATCAATAGACAAAATAATATCTTCTAAAAATTCTGTTACGTTCGCTTCAGCTTTGATGCCTAATTTTTCTCTTCTTTTGTCACGTATTAAGTTTTCTTCTTCATCTTTGCTTGTAAGATATTTATATAGAACTTTTTTTCCTGATACGGGTAACGTATACTCAAATAAATTTTGTCCTTCTTTGATAGGTTGTGTGTTAAGTCTTTTAATTTTTAATGAAGTTAAATCTACATTTACTTTATTATTAGTACCACATTTATTGCATGTATGCTTAACTTGATAATCAGAACCGTATCCAGTAATTCGAATCGATATCATTAAAGCGCTTCTATCACCTACAAGAAGATCATTAACATTAATATCTTTGTCTACTATACATGATTCAACTAATCTATTTATTGTCGTCCCTTCTTTAATATAAGCTTGACTTGATAATATATCTTCTTCTTTTGCAGTCATTGCTTTGATTTGTATTGTATCTTTACCATAAAGTACAGTATCGGGTGAGTATATTATTCCATTAGAAGGTAATGGAACAGATTCCACAGGAACTTCCCAACTTAAATTATCATTGCTCATATTAGATTCTCCTTACAAAAAAAGCTGCTATAATTATATAGCAGCTAATTTAAAAAGTTAACTTTTAATTTAAAATTAGAATTGCAATACGCAATTATCAACTTCTAATGTTAAAGATACTTTAAGCATATCATCTGATCCATAACTTAAATTACCAAAAGTTGCACTTGAAATAAATGCTCCTTTAATATCCCACAATTCAATAACTGTGCCAATTGGATCTAACATTTTTAATTGCAAATCTCTCTTATAAAAATCAGCATAACCTGCTCTTCCTGAAACAGATTCCATATGAGTTCTAATCCATTCCATTACTTGCTGTGCCCCAGATGGTGCAATCGGATCATGCAATTCGACGCTAATACTACTCCAAACAACTTTACCATTAGAAATATTTCTATAACTATTAATCCAGTTAATTGTTGATTTTCCTATTTGTGCATCAGGACGTTTTGTTGAATTCACAAGAAATGAGTCAATACCTTCTATTGCAAGAACCCATCGATATCCTCTTTTAGGTTCAAACTTATTTGGTAACATATCTGTGACTGAAAGTGTTTCTGCCATTTTAAATCTCCTTTAATATTATTATATATCTATTAATTAAATATTTGAACCTGCATTTGTAACAACAAAGTCCAAAGCAACGAATTCAACCGTTCTAGTCGGTTGCAAGTAAATTTTTCCACGAATTGTATTGTTTTCAACATCAGCTTGTGTTGTAGTAGATGTATCAATAACAGCCTTATATCTATCAATACCGCTTTGATCTTGAACTTTTTGAAGAATTGGGTTAACTAATGCGTTAAACTTATCTAATGTTTCTTCTCTGTTAGGTTCAAATAACAATACGTTTGCAATATTTCTAACCTTTCTTCTCACGTCAATTAAGAGTCTTCTAACATTAATTCTATCTAATGCAGAGTCTGCAGCTTGTAGAGTTTTTTGTCCCCAAATTGTAATACCAATACCTGGAAATTCTACGATAGGATTAATATCTGCAGAATAAAGATCATCTAAGTTTGTTCTGTTTAATTTTACGGAAGGTATTTCTACAGTGCTTAATGCGCCTCTTGTAAATCCAGCGGGTGCATACCAAGGATGAGCTAATTTATCATTTAATGAATATGCTCCTAAGATTGCAACTGACGGCGGAACTTGAACTAGTGCTTGTGTAGTTGGATCTCTAACAACTACATCTGGAAAATATGCAGCTGCAAAAGAACTATCTAGTGCTCTATTTTTTAAATCGCTAACAGTATAGCCAACATTAGGCTTTTGCACGGATGAAGTTATAACTGTGTTAACCTGATCGCGTTCTTCAATATCCATAATATACATTGCATCAAATCTTTCTTCGACTTTTTGTATCGCATAATCAGTAATTGAAGGGTGTCTCATACCTGGAGTTGCTAGCAATTGAATATCTACGTCAGCTTTGGAAGACATAATATCGATTGCTTTTCTATAAGCCTGAACTGTATTTTCTAATATTCCGTCTTCGTTATCCATTTCTCTTTTAGCAGCAACGTTTGTTAATTTTGATTTTTCTTCATCAAAAATATTAACACCATCAAAACCACCTTGTGCAAAAAAAGTAAATTTAGCAAACTTTGCATTAGATACATTAGATAAATCGTTAATATTAAATGCTCTTGTTTTATTAGTACTATTAGCAGCAATAACACCATTTCTAACGTAAGAAGCACTATGCCATTGATCAGGGTCTGCGTATGTGTCAGATCCAGTTCTTACTTGAATATTTTCTAATGAAAACTTATTGTAGTTAAATAGGTCACTATCTAAAACTGAACCATTTACATTAGCTGCTCCTGCATTATCTCCTGCTGAAAATTTAACACCTGCTGTTTTATAATCAGGGAAATATTTGACAAATGACTGGAGTGACTTATCTTGGATGTCTGACTTATTAGGTAACGTTGCTGATGTCTTTCTAGTAAACTGTGTCCCCCAATAAAGTCGATTATCAACTCTTTTTTGAATTCCTGTGCCTTGAGCAATTGTTTCTCTATATGGGATAGGAGGTTCAATAGCACCTTGCAATAAAGTAGTATTAACTGTATATAGTGTCGAATCAGCTGGGTTTGTCAATAAAGAGCCGCTAGTGACAAGGTGATTAGGCCCTCTGTGACCTAAAGGTAATGATTCTTTTGATATATTACTGTTTGCAACATCATCTGATACTTCTACTCTAATGTATCTTGATCTTACAGGATGAGTTCCGTCAACTACAATTTTTTGAGAATCAGAATTAACATCAAAATTAAAATAAATGTGTTGATCTCCAATCACCCGACCAATATAACGATCTGAGTAAGGATCCAGATTTAATCCTCTAAATGATTCTAAAACTCTAACATTGTTGTCATCATCGTTAAAATCTCTAATGACAAGATCAAATGTTCCGTAATTGTTAATAGATGTATTTGATTTCTTAATGTTTTCAATTGAAAACTTAAATTTGTTTGATGTATTTTTGCCAGGGGATAATAAATGAACTTTAAATAAGTTTTTAGGGCTATTACCAAATTTTTGTGAGATTACCCAAGGAGTATATGCTTCTCTATACCTGTCATTAAAAGTTTCATAGTCTGGAATATTAGATGCAGCTGCATCAGCTCCTCTATCAATCGATGACGTTAGTAAAAATACGATATCTTCTTTTGTTTTACCCGGATCTGAATACTCACCTTCAGTAATAACTCCACTCCCTGTTAAAGTTACAAGGTCAGGATAAAGATCATAACTAGCATACAGTAAGTGACCTTCTTCCTCTATTTTAAAAGGATCTGTATTAAACACATTTGCAAAATAATTTGGAGCTGTTACGTCTAAAGAAGCTGTAATGTGAGTACTTTTTGAAGTATCTGTATTGTTATATCCATTAAGTGACATTACAAACTCTTGTGATGCTAAGTTAATTGACCCTGTTACGCCTCCAGCGCGACCACTTAAGCTAGCATTTGCAGCTGTATTGCCCTTGACAGGTGTATTACCGTTTGCATTTGCTGTACCACTTAAATGAAGAATGACACCACTTGGAGCTAAAAGTACGCCTCTCAAGATAGGAGCAGCTTTATTTTCTCCGGATGCCTGAATACCTGCAGAACTAAAAATAGTTGATCCATTAGATTCAGATAATAAAGCGCCTAAAAAATATGTGCGGCCTTCAATATTACTT